AACTGTTGATGTAATGGAATATGGTCGATTATCTACGAATATAACGGAAGGATATGTAACTCCTAATGGTATGGGAACTTATCATGGATATATTGAGAATGATTTATTAAAAATTGATTTCTATCCAAATTCTGGTGTAGGTATTGGTACAACAGGTGCTATCAACACTATGTTAGTTGGAATGGCATCTTCCGAGTATACAGGAATAACAACAGTAGAATTGAAACATGCTATTCTTGAATCTAGAACTACTGGAATTGGATCTACAACATCTCCTGTTGAAAATGTTATAGCAGAGTATACGACTGATTATCAGGCTGCTTACTGTTACGTTCAGATTACTGATGCTACAAATCAAGCATATCAAATGTCAGAATTTGTTGCTGTTAATGATTTTGTTGAAGATGAAACACAAGAAAGTTATGACGTTCAGTTTGGTGATGTATATTCTGGTAATGCTGGTTTAGGAACAATTGGAAGTAGAGTTTCATCTGCTGGAACGATGTCTGTTCTCTTTACACCAAATGCAGGTATTGATGTTCAAACAAACGTGTTTAGTAATGTACTAAGAATTAATGACGATCTTAAAGATACAATTGACTTTGATAATGGTGCAATAGAATCTGGATTTGGTGATTATGAAGGAACTGACCGTGCTGTTAAGAGACAGTTTGAATTAAAGCATAGATCAGATACTATATTTGAGAAACCATTTGTTGGTGAAGATAGTTCTATTGTTAAAGAAGATGATGATGTTATTATTCTACCAAACCACTTCTTTGTTACTGGAGAGCAACTTACATATAATCATGCTGGTGCTGGTAAGACAATGGCAGTTGGTATTGCTACCACTAATGGGTTTGTTGGAGTTGGCACAACTAATAAGCTTCCTGGAACATTCTTTGCAGTTAAGATTGACGATGACTCAATTAAGATTGCAGAGACTGCTGAGAAGGCACTCAAGACCGTTCCAGAGGTCGTAGACATCACTAGTGTTGGTATAGGAACCTCACATAGATTTAATTCTGTTAATCAGAATTCTAAGTTATTGGTATCTATTGATAATGTTATTCAATCTCCAATTGTTGCAACAGCAGTTACATCCCATTTAACTGGACAAGTTTTGACTACTGATGAATTTTTAAATCTTGCAGGAATTACTTCCATCTTTGGTGGTGATTTGGTTAAGGTTGGAGATGAGATAATGCGAGTGGATGGTATTGGTATAGGTCTTACCAATAGGATAAGAGTTAGAAGACCTTGGATGGGTACAGCACTTGCTGGATATAGTACTGCTACTGTAGTTACTAAAGTTGTTGGTAATTATAATATTGTTGACAATACTATAAACTTCGTTGCTGCTCCAAGTGGTAATGTTCCTTTAAGTACTACTACAAATAGACCTGATGAGAGGGATTGGGTTGGTATATCAACTGGATCTAGTTTTGAAGGAAGAATGTTTATGAGATCTGGTGTTCCAGACACTCCTTATGAAACATATTATAGAAACTATGTGTTTGATAGTCTTTCTGATCAATTTACTGGACAGAAAGCAAACTTTACTCTTAAATCTAGTGCAGGAAATGTCTCTGGATTAACTACAGATAATGCAATCATTCTTGTTAATGACGTATTCCAAACTCCTGGTCCATTAAACAATTATACTTTAGATCAAACAACAACTGGTATTACTACCATTACCTTTACTGGTACAGGTAGTTCTGTTTCTGCAGATCCTAATGTAGGAACACTTCCATTAGGTGGTGCGATTGTTTCCGTTGCTTCTACTGAAGGATTTGGTTATCAACCACTAGTAGCAGCAGGTGGTACTGCAGTTGTTTCTACAGCAGGTACTATTGAGTCTGTAAGTATTGCTAATACAGGATCTGGTTATAGAGTAGGTGTTCAAACTGTATGTAATGTTGCTATTCAAACTTCAACATTACCAGGCACAAGTGTAATAGGAATTGGAACTGCTATTATTGCAGAACGTGGATTTATTTCTGGTATTGCTATTACTAATGGATATGTCTTTAACAAACCTGTTTTTGTTTCTAATGTAGGGTATAATACAGTTACTGGATTAACTACAGTTACTACATCTAGTGCTCACGGATTCTCATTAGGTGAGGAAGCAGTACTTTCTGGTATTGCATTTACTTGCAACTATTCTGGCACTAAAGCATTAAGTAATTTTGTTTATACTAAAGCAACTGGTATTGCAACAGTTACTACTTCTGCTGCTCATGGATATTCAGCAGATGATGATATAATTCTTACTGGATTAGCTGTTACTGAAGGTAGCACTAATATTACATATCCAAGATCATCGGATCCATATTATACAGGTTCTAGAATTAGTTCTGTTCCAAATGCTACTAGTTTTGTTATCCAAGTAGGTACAAGTAGCACTGCAATGGAATACACTTCAGGTGGTACAGTTCAGAAAGTGATTGTGGCACCTAGAAAATCTAATAGCACTGATAATGACGGTGATCCTGCTTATAATGGAACACCTGTTCTTCAAGTAATTGATACTACTAAGTTTGTAGTTAATACAGGAATTAATACTAATCCTCATCTTTATAATAGAGGTGGTGTTGTTAGAAGACCTCTTAAAGTTATTGTTGATGCTCCATTACCTTATGCAGGTATTGCCTTAACGTATGCCGATTCTAGTCCTGCTGGAGTTGGAACAGGTGGTATTGTTAATGTTGTAGTTGGTCAAGGATCAAGTATAATTAGCTTTACTATCACTAATACAGGAAGTGGTTATGGTAATGATGAAATTTTAACTCTACCTATCGGAGGTCCTACTGGTATTCCTACTGATCCATCTAAGACATATAAGGAATTCCAACTTACTCTCGATCCATGTTTCTATGATGAATTTACTGCTTGGTCTCTTGGTGAATTGCAATCATTGGATAATATTGAAAGACTTATTACTGGAACTAGAAAGGATTTCCCATTAGAACTTAATGGTGAAACAATAACCATTAGAGGTAAGGAAGGATCTAAGATTGTCGAGCAAGACCTTCTGTTAGTATTTGTTAATGATGTTCCTCAAGTTCCTGGTGAGGGGTATACCTTCCCAGGTGGTAGTAATATCACATTTACTGAAGCACCTAAAGAAGGTGATAAAATACAAATTCTTTTCTATAAAGGAACTGGTTCTCAAGACGTTGTTGAAAGAAGAGTCTTAGAAACTGTCAAACCTGGAGATGAATTGGAAATAGGGCATTTAGAATCTCAAGATTTCTGGTTGACTGAATCAGTCAGAGTTCCACTTAGTGTAGATTCTACTGATCGTGTTTCTACTCCTCCATATTATGGACCAGGAAATACTGCAGATCCTAATCTAGAAAGACCTATTAAATGGACTAGACAGACTGAAGATAAGATTATTAACCAAATAGGTGTAGGAAAGGATAGAGAAATTTATGAACCTGTGATTAATCCTTATTCACCAATTATCAAATCTGTGGGAATTGGATCAACTGTAATTTATGTTGAAAATGTAAGACCTTATTTTGATCCATATGATGAAGTTGATGATGTATCTCCTATAGCAAATGATTTCCTTTTCCAAAAGAAAGTTAAATTTATTTCTCAAGAAGTAAGATCTGGTGCTGCAGGAACTGCTATTGTTTCTGGATTAGGAACTATTACTTCTGTTGCTATTTCTACTGGTGGTATTGGATATAGCACTGCAGTAGTAAGTTTTGGATCAACTTCTCTTGGTGATAATACTACTGGTGTTGTTACAACATCTACTAGAGCATATGGAACTCCTGTAATTAGTGCTGCTGGAACTATTACTGGTATTGCACTTACTGCAGTTGGTTCTGGATATACTTCATCCAATCCACCATCTGTCCTTATTAGTCCTCCTGTATGGTCTGAAGAAGAAAATACAGTAGGTAGTTACACTGGTGATTCTGGAATAATTGTTGGATTTGGAACTACAACTGTTGGAGTTGCTACTGGATATCAATTAATATTTGATATGCATATCCCTCTTTCTTCAGATTTAAGAAATTCCAATATTACTGGAACAGCAGTTACAATCTGTGGTATTCAAACTGGTGATTACTTTATTGTTAATGATTCTAATGTTGGAATTGCTACTACGTCAATTGGTTCTCTTGCTGCTGATGGTGCTGTTATAGGAATCGGAACACAGTTTGTAAATAATGTATATGAAGTTAATACCTTTGAAATAGTTCAATCTCCTACAGGAGTTGCTACTAATGGAGTTGGTATAGGAACAACTCATATGAATAGGGTATTTGTTAAGATTGCTGAACATCTTGATTGGAATGGTCAGTGGCCTAGCTTTAGTGGAGTTGGAATTCAAACTGGAAATTACTTTGGATCTTATAGTTGGGGTAAGGTATCTTTACCTTCAAGATCTGAAGAGAATGCTTATGAAGCCTATACTTTAGGTGGAACAGGTGGTATCTCTACTTCTCCTGTAGTAAGAAGATCTAGATCTCTTAAATCTAAGGCATACTATACACCCCCAAGTTAATCCTTAATAAATAACTAAAAAATTAGTGTCCAATGGCTGCAATTATAACTGATCAGATAAGATTGTTGAATGCAAAGAATTTTGTTGCGGGAGTAACATCTACTACCAACGCTTATTATTCTTTCATTGGGTTACCAAATCCCATTGATATCCAAACTGATTGGAATACTGATCCCCCTTCGCCAAAAGATAATTTTAGTGAAGAGAATGATTATTGGGATAATATGTTAGCCTTGAAAAAGATTACTGCAGGGGATTGCCGACAAGTTGTTACTAAAAGAATATGGTCATCTGGTACAACTTATGACATGTATAGAGGAGATTATAGTAGATCAAATACTGCTCCTGTGTCAGGTGCAACAAACTTATATTCTGCAACATATTATGTCATAAACACTGATTATAGAGTTTATATTTGCCTTCAGAATGGTACTGATCCAGATAACCCTAATGGAAGACCTTCATTGGATGAACCAACTTTTACTGATCTAGAACCTAGATCTGCTGGAAGTAGTGGTGATAATTATCTTTGGAAGTATCTTTTTACAATTAAACCTGCTGATATTATTAAATTTGATTCTACTGATTTTATGCCTGTTCCTTTAAATTGGGAAACCAATGTGGATGATGCAGCAGTCAGAGATAATTCAGTAGATGGATCTATTAAAATTATTACTATTACTAATCGTGGTGAAACCATAGGTCCTTCAGGTGGTACTGAATATACAAAAGTGCCTATTAAAGGAGATGGGTCTGGGGCAGAATGCACAATTACTACAACTAACGACCAGCAGGTTGATACTATAGTAATTTCTAAACAGGGTTCAGGATATACCTATGGTAGTGTGGCTTTAGAAGATGGTGGTGTTCCAACTGGAACTACTATTCCTACTTTTGATGTTATCATTCCACCTCAAGGTGGTCATGGTTCAGACATTTATAGAGAATTGGGAGCAATGAATGTTCTTATATATTCTAGAATTGAAAATGATAATGAGAATCCAGATTTTATTACAGGAAATCAAATTGCAAGAGTGGGGTTAGTAGAAAATCCTCAAAAATATGATTCTACTGCACTTCTAACTGCTGATAAAGCTAGTTCTGTAAATGCTTTAAGATTGGCAGGGTCTGGTTACAGTTCTGCTACATTTACTGCTGATAGTTATTTCAATCAAACAATTTCTGCTGGATCTACTGCTCAAGGAAGGGTAGTAAACTATGATGAAACTACTGGTGTATTGAAGTATTGGCAAGATAGAACTCTTGCTGGATTTAATACTGTAGGAACTGCACAAACTGCTCCTACATATGGATACAATTTAAATCAATTTACTGGGTCTCCAGGAACTGGTGGAAACTTGGAAATTGTTCCTACTACTGGATCTACATTACAAATTGATAATGGATTCACGGGTATCTCTACCGTAATAAATAATATAACATATTATCTTGGTCAAACCTTTACTGATGGAATTTCCAACCCAGAAGTTAAGAGACATAGTGGTAACATTGTTTTTGTTGATAATAGACCAGCTATAACTAGGTCTGTTAACCAAAAAGAAGATATTAAAATAGTATTGCAATTCTAGGAAATCATGCCACAACAGACAAATTTAAATGTAGCCCCATATTTTGATGATTATGATGCATCTGATGATTTTTATCGGGTCTTATTTAAACCAGGATATCCTGTTCAAGCGAGAGAATTAACAACTCTTCAATCTATATTACAAAATCAGATTGAAAAATTTGGGCAACATTTTTTCAAAGAAGGTGCTAAGGTAATTCCTGGTAATACTGGTTATAATAGACTTTATTATGGTGTTCAA